CCCAATTGGCCCTTCTGTGCAAATATGAATATAATCTGGATTGATCCTGTCAATCATTTTTCTAATACCAGATGTACGGCTAAGTTTTACTTCTGGATATTTTGGAGCATCTATATAACGGAAATGACTAGGGTTTATAATTTCTATTTCATATCCGTTTAATTCTGCTTGTTTTTTTATATTAGTGAACGTAGTCACTACGCCGTTAACTTGATCAAACAAGTTGTCGGAAACTATTAAAATTTTTTTCATTTGATTACCTTACAATTTTCAAAGTGCCAACGTTTCATAGAACTGTTTACTCCTGTTGTGTTGCAATGCGGGCAAGAGATATGTTGTCTATTTTGTTGAGAAGCAGACATTTTAGCTCTAGTTTCTATTGAGTGCGGTTTACCTGTATTATGTGCAGGTTTACCTGTTTTAATGCCTTTATTCCAAGCAGGCTTAGTTGCTTTGATTCCTTTATTTGGACCAGGTTTACCTTTCTTTGAATCACGTATTTTAGATTTAGTTTCTTCTGTACACGGTTTTCCTTGAACTGCTCCACTAATACCGTTTTCAGGTATTAAGTTAGCCCACTCTTTAGATTCTACTATATTATTTTCTTTTGAAAAGGTTAATGCAAATTCAGTTAACATAGTTTTATTTGTATATGGATCTGAAACCCAAATAGTTTCTACAAATTCCTTTCCGTGTGCAGTAATATGATTTTTCCAATGTTTTCCTGATCCTAAATATCTTTTAGGATCTTGAGAAGTAGTTTTGCCGAAATATTTTAAACCTGTTACTGAATGTTGTTTGATATACAGATAAGTTGGTTTTATATCTATATAAATAATTGTGCTGGGCATTAGTGTCTCCTTAGATAACATATATAATGTTTAGTGCTAGTGGATGATAGTGCATCGCGACTAGCTTTTTTTATTTAGTAAATTGTTATTATGATTTTGTACACTCGGCAGTAACTTTAAACCAATCAAATTTTACTGTATATGTTAGTGATGATGCTACATGCACACACTCTTGTTCTGTAGGAAAAAACAATTTCATTCTTCCAGGCACGTCTGTTGGATCGTGTATATTAACTACTAGCATTATCAATGTCCACATTACTTTTCACCTCCGTCCAGTATATAATTTCCCATTCACCTGTGTGGTGTTCAACTAATGCTGACATAGATTCAACCCAGTCACCATCATTCATTAGTATAATGCTGTTAATCTCTTTAATAAGTGGTGTATGTGTATGTCCACATATTACACCGTCATAGTTTCTTTTTTTACAGTAGTCAGTTAAGTTAATCTCAAACTGAAAGATAAAATCTACAGCCTTCTTAACTTTATGTTTTAGGTATTTACTTAAACTCCAGTATCCAAACCCTAACTTGTGACGCACCCAATTAAAATGATTATTAAGTCCTAAAATAAAGTCGTATCCTTTATCACCTAAAAATCCTAACCATGGTGCTAATCTAGTTATACCGTCAAACAAGTCGCCGTGTGTAACTAAGTAACGCTTTCCATCTACGCCAATATGATCACACTGATTAACAATAGATATCTTTCCAAATGATATTCCTAATCGTAGCATAGGTCTTAAAAATTCATCATGATTACCTGCTATGTAGATAACTTGAGTGTGTTGTCTTGAAATTTTTAAAAATCTACGTATGATATCAGTATGGCTTTGTTTCCATCTTAGTTTATTTTGCTGAACTTTCCAACCATCTATAATGTCACCTACTAAGTATAGTGTTTCGCAAGTGTTATGTTTAAGGAAGTCGTTAAGTTGTTCTGCTTTACAATCTCGAGTACCTAAGTGTATATCCGAGATAAAGATTGATTTATAAGTTTTAAGTTTTTTCATATTATTTTTGATGACTCTCTAATGCAGAAATACGCCATTCTAAAACTTTAACTGAACTTTTATTTTCTGCAGAACGTTCAATGTTTTCAGTTTGCAAGGTTAATAAATCTTGACGTAGTTTTTCACGAGCTAGATCTAATATGTTATTCATTTCGTGTAATGCATCAGCAGTAACTATAGTTTGATTTTTTGCCTCTAACATAGTAATGCGTTCATTAGCACTAGACAATGAGTTAATTAAATACACTATACACGAGAATAAGATTGGTATTAGTGCAAACATTATCTTTTCAATAAGTGCGCCTCTTGAAGTTTCCATATTAATTCCTTATTTACATTTTAATTTCCTAATAGCCTTAACTAAAAGTTATTGCCCTTGTTGTACTTGAATTGGTGCGCATCCTCCTACTGTAGCACAATTAAAGTTTATTGAGTAATACTGTTGAGTAGCACCACTCTGTTGTAGACTCAAGTCTACTGGTTGTCCTGATAAGGTAATATCAGTCATATGATTTGCTGCACCTTGTTGTAATATATCAACATGTTTATTACCACCAGATAATTCAATATTAGCATAATAATTTCCACTACCCTTTTGTTGTAAAATTAAACTGTTGTTATTATCAGTTATATTTATAAAAGCACCTTTACTAAACCCGGCAGTATATGTATCTTGATCTATACTAAGCAAATTAGAATTGCCATTTACTGTTAAGTCAATAAAGTTTACTTGTAAGTTATTGGCTGCAGTTTGATTAATAGTAGTAGTGTTAGACGAGCCATTACTGCTGTAATTTACATAATTGTTGTTAGTACCTTTTTGATCAATTGTAATCTTGTTATTGTTTCCTAACTGATCTATATATACTTGATTGTCAGTAGTTGATCTAGATGTAAAAGCCGTTACTTTTGCAGTATTAGCAGGAGCGGCATTAAATGAAGATCCACTGCCACCGCAGCAATATACACTTGGAAACGTAGTCCATGGTAACGTACTTCCTAAGTCAATGCTAGTAGTAGGATCATTTTGATCGTACAAGAATGTTATTTCTGCAATTTGCATAGAGTTAGCAGCACCTGCGTCTTTAACAATTGGAAACGTTATATTATAATACACGTATGCTTCTGTATTGTTAATAGGGTATACTGGACTAACTGCAAGTCTATTATTAGGTAATGCAATAAGTTGAGAAGTTATTAACGTCCAACCTCCTGATGTATCATTACTTCCAAATAAACTAAAACTAGCAGGATCTCGTTCTGGAGAATCATTTGCTGTAGTAAATTGTACTTGACTAATAACTTTACCTTGTGACAGTTTAAGCATAACACCTGCACTAAGTTTATCAAAGTTAAGATACTTAGTTCCGGGATTACCGTCAAACGCATTACTAAAGAACTCACCACCTGGACTATTCATACTTGATGGAATATATCCTAACATTAATGGTCTAAGTGGTACATAGTTAGGAACTGCATCTACATTTGAATACCATAACAACAATATGAAAAATAAAATTCTCATCGTCTTAACACTCCGGTAGTTTGTGTAATACTTATTGTATTACCGCCACTGCTGTCGCCTATCATTGTAGATGCAGTAGTATCATTTTGAATAATAGATATAGCAGTATTAGAAGTATACCCTTGTGTTTTAATTTCAGCATAGTGTTCATCTGGGGTTATACGATATGCAGTACCTTTACCTTTTTGTGTACCGTCTGCATTAGGTTGTTCCCACATTACACATACATGCGATGTCGGGTCGCAAGGTGCAATAGATTGTATAGTTTCTGCAATCTGTTCTATTCTAGCAGCAATAGTTTCTTGAGTTTTAGCTACTTGATTTGCTAATCGTCTAGTTGCTTCTTTTTCTAAATCTTCTTGTTCTTCATCTTTCTTTGTTCTAGCTGCTTGTTTAATTGCGTTAACAATTTCTTTTGGCGCAGAAATGATTAAGTTATTATTGATTTTAGATTCTACCAAACTAATAACTTCCGGAGCAGTTGGCATTGCAGTTCTACTACTAACATAAGTTGCATGAAACGCTTGATCTAAAGTAACTTCCCCTGCATCATTTGTAACTACAATTTTACCTACTTTACAAATATTCTCTTGTAGTTCATATTGCTTAACATCTTTCTCATCTTTGCAACTTGGAAGTAGTACAATAAGAGATTGGCCAGTTTCATCTACTGTCATAGTAAAGTCAGTACCACGTACTGCAATTGTAGCAGTGGGAGTTTGAATACCTACTTGCTGTGGATTAGCTTTTGCTATTTGCCCACTTGCATATCTAACAGTACCTAATCCAACTTTTAATGCAAGTTTACCTGCATCTGATTGTTTTGGATCGTATACAAAGTCATCTATTACTAATCTACTATTCTCTGTAATTTTAACTTTTGTTTCATCTTTAAATAGAATGTTACTAACACACCCGCCGGTAATGTACGCATCCATACTTTCTATAGATGCGCCTTTATCACCTGCAAGTTTTTCTTTGTTACGTTCAATGCTGCATGCAGTGCCTTTAGCGTCTGAAACTGCACCAATTCCTGCATAAGCATTATTAACAACTAATAATAAAAAAACTAAGAACCACATATTACCTCGAAACGGCTGTATTTGAATTTACAATACTGCTTGAATTAGTTGACCTTACAGTAATTGTATTATGATCTCCAATTGTACTAATATCTATCATAGAATCGTTAGTACCTTGCTGCTGTGTTACAACAGAGTTGTAACTCCCAGTAAAATCTTGTACTAGATGATGCCCGATACCGCCATCGTCTTGTTCGTTAATGAAACTGTTAAACCCGCCACTTACTGTTGTATCTACTACACCGTTAGTGCTATTTAATCGTGTTGTAACTTCATTGTTACTGCCATTAATATCAATTGTACTATGTATGCTACCTTTAGTTAAACTTTGTATAACATAGTTTAAATCACCAGTAATTGTTTCAGTAACAACATTAGCAATTACTGGAGTACCAAGTCCAATGTTAAGTAACGTTTGATTTTGATTACCTTTAATGATACTAGAATATATATTATTTGCTCCGCTAATATTATATTGTGCCCAGTTAGTATCTCCAGTATGCGACAATGTTACTTGGTTAGAATTACCCGTAATAGTCGCATAATTTGATGAGCTTGCAGCAGCTGGTACAAAAGCTGTAATAGTGTTACTGGAACTATATAACAAAGGATTGTTAAGAGTTGTACCACCAACGTTATTAGCTCCGCCAATCTGATCAATAACGATTGTATTTGCATTTCCGACTTGTTCGATGTAGACATTGTTTACTCCTGTACTTGCTGCAAACACTGGACTACTTATTAGTAGTAGTATTAGAAGTTGTTTCATTTGTTAGCTCCTTAGGTGCTTCTTTAAAAGCCCAATGGCCTCTTTTTGCACCTTCTTTTATAGTTTCGATCACCGCAGCTTGAATTGCTTTGTTAGTTGCTTTGTTTATGCTTTCGTTAATACTTCCGCCAATTTCAGTTTCTAATGCTTTAGTATCTGATGAGAACATTTTTAGTACACCAACTTTATCCATATAACTTAGTACAGTTTTAGTTACTACAACTGATGTTAGAATTTCACCAGATGTTACTGACACTATACGCACGCTCACTGTTACTGTATCGCTTTGATATTGTGTTTCGCCACCTATGCCAAATATCCTTACACCTGCTCCGCCTGTAATTGTATTTGAATCGTAGCCAACTACTGCGCCTTCTGCAATAATTCCGGCAAACGTCATAGCAGGTAAATTAGTTGCATCTTTGCCTTGAAACTGTTCGCGTGTTTGGCGAATCATTTGACGCTCTTTAACTAGGTTGTCTAAGCCAACTCGCTCTAGTACTACAAACCAACGACTATCGCCGACTTCTTTTAATGACTTGATTAAATAGTTTTCAGCACCTTGTGTAATTGCAGAACTTAAACTAGCAATGTTTGGCACTGATTTGCGTTGTCCAGTTTTATCCGTAAAACCGTACACTGCAATTGGAATAGGGCCACTTTGTGGCGGAGCTAAGTAATTTTCTTCTTTTTTCAAATAAGGAGTGTTGTCAACGATTGGATCGTCAAACTGTTCACCTGTTATAAGTTTTTCAATTGAACTACTTGCTGCACATCCTTGTAGTAACATGATTCCTAATATTATGAGTAATTTTTTCATTGTTTATCTCAAAAATAGAATGCGCCAGCTGGCACCTTCATTGTTGTTGTTTGACTTGGATTACTATTACTTGTAATATTGATAATAATTAGGCCATTGTCTGTACCTGCTCCTAATCCCCAAGTAACCGTGTTTCCGCCTAAGTCTGGAATATTTCCACAAGTTGCACCTGGGGTAGTACATGTAGACCCTTCGGCAAACATGCTATCAGTAAGTTGTTTTGCTAGTTGTGAATAGATCCTTGATTCTAAGTTTGCTAAGAATTTAGCCGCCGGCGTATTGGCTGCTGCTGATGCTGCTTTAGCTGCTAATGAATCTGCAAGTGATTTGTTTTTTTCAACGCCTTGCTGTTCTAACTGTTGGATAGTTAGAATGTGATTGCTATACCCAATTCCGCTAAATGCTGGACTATTAAATGAGTGTTGGAGTTCAGCAGAAAATGCTGATGATGATACTAGTAGTAATAATACTAAGATTTTGTTCACTTCTCTCTCCTTGATAAAGTTACTAACGTATTTACCTACAAAAAGAGTAAAAATAAAGCCAGCAGAAATAATGATAAATATAGAATATGATTAAGGATACAAAATGAGAATTTCTGAATTACTTGAAAATGATAGACAATTAGGACTTCCGTTTCAAGATGAACCTACAGATTTACAACCAAGAGTAAAACAAAAACGTGTTAAAAAAGACTACGGTCAGACACCTGAAAGACCAGAATTACGATTTAGTTTAGAAGATCATCCAGAATTAAAAGCTGCAGCTCAAGCTGTTAAAGCTGGAAAGATGTCTAGAGCAGAATATACAGCATTAGTAAAAAAATATAAACCAGTAAGACCGTATGATTATGTTCCTACACCTGCAAGTGAAAAAGATATGAATCGCGGGTTAGATGCTGATAAACGTCATAAGATTAATTCACATATTGCAGACGGTGATGTAGTGCAATTACGATTAGACATCCCTGCGTATAATCATAAAAATGTTTGGGTTCCAACTATTCACAATAAGTCCGGAACTCCTATTTCTCATAGAGGAGCAGCAGTCATTAATAATGTAACCATTAAGTTACCGCAAAAAGGTTCAATGAACATTGCAACAGGCGAAACTACTAAAGTTCCAATTGCTACTCTAAAAGGTTTTTGGGAAGAAGTATCGCCTGAAGATGCAAAGACAGAAGCAATGGCTGCGTTACATGATAAGAATTGGGCTCAGGTAGGTATGGATCCTAAACGACATGCATTCTTCTATGATAGAAAAACTGAAAGACCTATTATTGGTGGATCACGTGCTGTACAAGTAGGACCGTTAGTGTTAATTAAAGATCCTATCTATGACGATGATGGTGAATATATTTACGAACGAAATAAAAGATAAATAACTTTAACAACTTAGGACCGTCACATTTATGTGCCTAAGGCGTCAAGGTTGCCCTACCTGACAGTTTGAGATTCGCTACCTCTTACAACTGTGAACAGGGCTTTTTTTTGGAGATTGCTATGCGAATATTTGAAGTAACTGCCCACATGTCAACTGATCCGGACAACTATGGTACTAGTATTAATAGTTGGAATGCAAAAGAACGACATAAAGTTAAAGAAATTCCGATGTCACAATTAATAACATTTGAACATCCTAACAAAATGAAAGATCCTACAAGTAAGCAAAATATGATGAAAATTGCAAAAGCATATCATATGGGAGAAAAGATACCACCTATCATGGTAAAAAAACATGAAGATAAGTATATGGTATTAGATGGGCATCACAGATACTTTGCTGCAAGACTTGCAGGAATAAGAGCTATCCCTGCAATTGTTATACCTGATGATAAAATAACTATTGATTAATATTTAATACCTAATGTTTTTCTACCTGGTGTTAAATAGTCTTTTTCAGTAATTGTTTTATGTGTATGACAACATTTACATAGTGTTTGTAAATTTTCTTTTTTATTATTTCTAGCATTACCGTCTATATGGTCTACATCAAGTTGTGCAATCATAGTGATAGTAGATGTACATACATAACCTAACCGGTTATCTATATTTTCACAATAAGTTTTTCTATATTTTCTATATGGATGTTTTGAATTTGCGTAATCAACATAATTACTATATCCGTTATCTAATGCAAGTTGATGTTTTAATGCATCATTATAACCTTTATAATTACTATACCCGTTATCTAATGCAAGTTGTAAGTTTAAATGATCTCTATATGCTCTATATGTTTTAAAACCATTTTCTTTTGCATTTTGTAGATTTAAATGATCTGCGTATGCTTTATATGATGAAAACCCATTTTCTTTTGCATTTTGTAGATTTAACTGAGTTGTGTATGATTTATGTGATGAAAACCCGTTTTCTTTTGCAATACGATCATTGTTTTCTTTTATTGAATTACAACCTGCATTTTGAGCACACCGCACTGCATATTTCACACCATTCTTCTGTTCAAGATGTTTATGTTTGCAAGGTGTACACATTGATTGAAAACTATAAGTTCCGTCTTTTTTCTTTTTACCAATAGTGCGCTCTTTAACATTGCATACTGGGCAAATTGGACGTGGACCGATGTTTAATTTAGCTAATTTATTTACTCTGATGTTTAATTTTGTCATATTATGTTTTGTGTGATTTAAGGTTAATGTTATAATTTAAGATCGACTTTTGTTTAATCTAGGTAATGTGCCTGTATGTGTTTTAATAAAATCTAAATACTGTTTTTCTAAATCTTTGTGTATAGTTGCATTAGTAGTGTAAGGGTTACCCCAAATTGTAAAGGGTGATGATAGGTAGTTACATTTTTTAGCCCAAAACGAGTAGCTGTTAAGTTTTTTATGCATCGATTCAAACAACTGCTCTCTAATAGATTCATCAGTACCATCTCCGTTAATGTATCGTCCTATTCGACATTTGCTACCGGACAACGGTTGTTGGTCCCACCAAAATTCAACTTTTTGAATACCTAATGGATTACCAGTTTCCCCAACTTTTATAATTTCATTATCTTCTACAATAAAGTATACCCATGATCGATGAGTATCATACATAACTTGATAATTTATATTTTCATAATACCAATGATTATGATTATCTAATTTTAGTGTTATATCGCAAACTTTTTGAAAACCGTCAATTTTATAATTGTTAATGTTTAATGGCATAGTATGTTGTAGTAAGTTACGTTTAAGATTATTCTATACATTTATAAAGTATGTGTATATTGTATAGGTTTTATGTCATCCTGTCAATTACTCTGATAATCTTTTAACAATGTAATTAACTATGTCGCTCGCTATGTCAGTATTGCAATAATGGTCAAACCCGCTAAATCCTGGATTTGAATTTGCTTCGCAAACTCTAAAACCTCTTTTATCAAATAACAGATCAATACCGGCAATTTCTAATCCTAATGCTTTTGCAGTAGCTAGTGATATGTCTTCTATTTCTTTAGATACAGGGAATAACTCGCCAGTGCCACCTATTGTAATATTTGCTCGAAAATCGTCAGGCGGTGCAGTGCGCTTCATTGCACCTAACACTTTATCACCAACTACAAATACTCGTAAATCTTCACCAGGACGATCATTAATGTATTCTTGCACTAATAATTTTTTATCATTATCTAAGTTTTTAAGAAATTCAATTAGTTTTTTATATTCGTCTTCAGAATGGCATAAGTACACACCTTCACCAAAACTACCAACTAACACTTTAATTACGCAAGGGAATCCTATCTGTGTTGCGATTAAGTTATTAGTAATTGGAAAGTGTACTAGCATTGTAGTAGGAACAGCTATGTTAGCATGTGACAGTATTTGACTAGTGTGGAATTTGTTTTGTACGATATTAATGCTATTGCTAGAATTAACGCATGGAATACTGTGTAATTCAAAATATCTAATTACAGCTAATTCGACAGACGTAATACCAGCACCCAATCGTACTAATACTAAATCCGGCATGGGGAAATCTTCCCCATCGTATCTAATTGGTTGATTTATAACGATATCAAAGTTGTTAAATTGACGGACTGACACTTCAATGCCGTTAGCTATAAAATTAGCCAACAGTTTAGAAGTTTCATAGTCAATAGTAGTTTGTTTTGTGAGAATTATAACTGAATGTTTCATAGTGTATTTATCTAGATAAATACACTATTTTACATTTAAATTTCAGGAAATAAGCATTGATGAATAAAGATGTTAACTTCTTCTTCGTTTAATCCTAATGCAGCCATAACTTTAGGAGTGTGAGGATTTAACTTTTGATTTTGTGCGTAGTAGTTTTGTTCTTCTACAGTGCTTTTAACAGTGTTATTTGTGTTTGCAACGCATGATAAGTAGTGTTTACTAGTGCATGTTACTGTATTAATAATTTGTGCTATTTCTTCGCTAGATTGAACGTTGCTTGCAGCTATCATAGACGGGGAAAAAATACGAACAGCCCAATCAGGTAATGTTCGTAATTTATTCCATTGTAACTCATCAACGTTGGTCGCAAACCATTTAATCATTGGATGATTAATATCGCCTGCAGGGCTATAATCATGGAAACAACCTGTAATTTTATTACGACCTGCTACTATATCAAATCCAAATATTGGTGCAGGATTATTAGTATGTGGAAATATACAGCAGTGTAACATCCATAATCCACGAGTATCACGCTCGTCAATAATATCTATATGCGCTCTGCGATATAACTTGCTTTCCCATACTCTATGTATCCAACCTTTATGAGAAAATTGATCGTGACTTGATTCAACAACAATTGTTCCAGTTTCGTTAAATTGATCTTCAAGCATGAGTTGAAGATCAATTAATTGATTCCAAAGTACTGTCATGCTAACTCTTCAAATAACTGAGTAGCAAACCCAAAACAAATTAATGCTTCTTCTGCTAACGAATCGTCCAATTTAGCACGAATGGCAGTTTTAAGCGCATCGGCATTATCAAATTTATAACAGGATCCGGATCCTGGAATTCTTTTTGCAATCATTTGACCACCGTATAGATCTCCCATGTGTCTAACATACATGTGTGCTAGTAGTTTATCTGGATTGTTAGAAATATTGTTAATATGTTCTTTATATAAAACTGTAGCAGTTGCAAGTGGTGGCACTTCTTGATCATCTGGCCATAATTCTTTAAAATCTTCAAGCAATTTTGCAGCACGTTGTATACCTGGTAAGTCATTTAATAACCCTATTACTAGTGCATGACTTTCTAAAATTTCATATGCAGTATACTGATTATACAAGTAGATTGCATATTCTTCATTAGTAAGGTTACCAGAAAAGATTTTTTTAACAAACGGTTGTGTTTCAGCTAGTCTATGTGCTTCAGCGGTTAATTCTTTCAAACTCATACGTCTTCCTCCATTTTAATTTGTAGTGGGTAACCTGCAGCTCTTGCAAGTGATGTTGATTCTACTGCTTTAATTTCTGCAATTTCAAAATTGTACACTCCTGCAATAGCAGAACCAGTTTCGTGAATTTGCATAGTAATGTTACCTGCAGAATTTGGATCGTGTTTAAAAACATCCATTAGTAATGTTACTACAAAATCAACAGGGGTTACGTCATCGTTAATTAGAATAACTTTCCAACGTTTTGGTTCAGGCACGCGAACGCGCACTTTCTCATCTACTGCAATATCTGTGTTGTCTGACATGATAGTCCTTATTTAATTTGAATTTGACGGGGTTGCAGCGCAGCTGGCATTAATCGTTCGATACCAATAGTAAGCATCCCATCTTCTACTTTAGCATCTTTAACTTCCATATACTCTGCAAGTGTAAAGGTTTGTTCAAAATCTCGTAATGCTAATCCACGATGTAAGAATTCTTTTCTTTCGTGTAGATCAGGATTATATTTTGTATTAGCACGTTTTTTACCTGTTACAACAAGTAAATCTTGATTAACTTCAACGTTAATATCGTGTTTAGTAAATCCAGCGACTGCTACTTCTATTTCGTAGTAAGTATCGTTGTATTTTACAATGTTATGTGGTGGATAATTATTAGCCGCAGTTGCTGCTAATACGTTTGAAAATAGAGTATCAAACCCTATTAATGCTTTATTTAATACTGCTAACTCTGCAGTGCTTATTGTTAGTTTTGGTTGTGACATAAAAAATCTCCTTATTGTAAGCGAGGACTATTTAAACCCTTACGGCGTTTATTTGCGTATATAATAACATAGCTGTTAACAAATGTCAACAGCTATGTTTAAATTTAGTGTTATGCTTTTGGTTCTGCTACTGTAGTTTCTTCAACAGTTTCTTCAACAGTTTCTTCAACAGTTTCTTCAGGAGTTACTTCAGTAAATTCTGCAGTAACGTCTGCTTCGCCTTTTGCATCTGCAGCAGCTTTGGCTTGTTCGACTTCTTGTTTTTTAGTAAAAACAGGACTTGCTGCTTCAAACAATTTAGATGTTGCTTCAGTAATTGCTTCAACTTCTTCACCGTCGCGTGCAGTTTCGAGTGCAATTAATGCATCATCAAACGCAGTACGTTCTTCTTCAGTTAACTCGTCTTTAACTTCATCGTAGTCTTTCTTCAAAGAATGTGATTGTGCTTCTGCACTGTTACGCGCTTCAATTAACTCTTTAGCCTTAGCATCTGATTCTGCGTTTTCTTCAGCTTCACGCACCATACGTTGAATCTCATCGTCAGTTAATCCCGAATCAGATTTAATAGTAATTTTGTTCTCTTTGCCTGTATTTTTATCTTTAGCACTTACATGCATAATACCATTGGCATCGATATCAAATGTTACTTCAATCTGTGGTTGACCTCGCGGCGCTGAGTCAATACCTTCTAAGTTAAACTCGCCAAGTTGTTTATTGTAACGATACAAGTCGCGTTCACCTTGTCCTACTTTAATAGTAACTGCAGGTTGATTATCTTCTGCTGTTGAAAATGTTTGGCTTGCTTTAGTTGGAATAGTTGTATTTTTAGTAATTAACTTAGTAAAAACTCCGCCCATTGTTTCAATACCTAAACTTAATGGAGTAACGTCAAGTAACAATACGTCAGTTTTGTCACCTGCTAACACTGCACCTTGAATAGCAGCCCCTGCAGCAACAGATTCATCTGGGTTAACGTCTTTACGCGGTGCTTTTCCAAAGAATGCTTCAACTGCTTCTTGTACTTTAGGCATACGTGTTTGACCACCTACTAAAATAATTTCGTCAATATCTGACAATTGTACTTTAGCATCTGCAATTGCAATTTTACATGGTTCAATTGAACGTTGTACTAAGTCGTCAACTAATGATTCAAACTTAGCGCGAGTTACTGTTACATTTAAGTGTTTTGGACCTGTAGCATCTGCAGTAACATATGGTAAGTTAACATTTGTTTGTGCAGTACTTGACAATTCAATTTTAGCTTTTTCAGCAGCTTCTTTTAAACGTTGCAACGCCATTGTATCAGTTTTAAGATCTACGCCAGACTCTTTCTTAAATTCATCAATCAAATGATCCATTAAACGTTGATCAAAATCTTCACCACCTAAGAACGTATCACCGTTTGTAGATAATACTTCAATTTGTTTATCGCCTTCAACATTGGCGATCTCAATAATACTAATATCAAAAGTACCACCACCCAAATCAAAGACAGCAACTTTGCGGTCTTTTTTATCAGTTTTATCAACACCGTAACTTAATGCTGCAGCAGTTGGTTCATTAATAATACGCAATACTTCTAATCCAGCAATACGTCCTGCATCTTTAGTTGCTTGACGTTGTGAATCGTTAAAGTATGCAGGTACTGTAATAACTGCTTGAGTTACTTCTTTACCTAAATAGTCCTCTGCAGTTTTTTTCATCTTACGTAAAATTTCTGCAGACACTTGTGGAGGAGCTAGTTTCTCACCATTTGCTTCTACCCATGCATCACCGTTGTCAGCTTTAATAATGCTATATGGCATTAAGTCAATATCTTTCTGTACAGCTGACTCATCAAATTTACGACCAATAAGACGCTTAACAGCATATAATGTGTTTTTTGGATTTGTTACTGATTGACGTTTTGCTGCTGCACCAACTAGGATTTCGTCGTTAGTGTATGCGATGATTGAGGGGGTTGTGCGTGTACCTTCTGCGTTTTCAATTACTTTAGCAATTCCGTTTTCTAAGATTGCTACGCAGCTATTTGTGGTACCGAGATCTATCCCAATTATATATGATTTTGACATGTTGCTTCTCCTTTATTGTAAGCGAGTTTTTAATTTGGACACCGTGTCCGTGTATTAAACCCTATTGGCATTTAATACGTTTTTATTTATCTTTTTGAATAATTTCTGAATAATATTCATTAAAGAAATCTAATTTACATGTGAAAAATTCACCATTAATATCTTTAACAACATAATCGCCTTCTGTTGCAATATACTTTGCAGGAGGGGCTAGATTATGATTATGCTCTACAGCTCCTATCTCTGCCCAACCCATTGCATAAGGTTGGCGATCTTTTCCATACTGAATTAATTCTTCACCAAGGAATCCTTTTAATTGTTCAATGCCCGTATCAGAGTATTCAAATTGCATTGCTTGTACTACGTGTAAATTGTTTGTATATTGTTTCATAATTTTTTAAACACCGGCATTTGATTTGTTATTTCTATAAACGTGTATTTATTTGGGTTCAAACGTTTTTTAATGTCGTTTACGGGATTGCTAATGCTTACTGACATTCGTTCAATGTGTCGACTACTATTGTCTATAATCATGTACCACAATAACCCGACACCTGTATCAGCTGGAAATGATTCCAGCTGCGTTTTAAATAATGCATGATATTTTAGTTTCATTTGTATTTCTTAAATGGAGTAATGCCATGTTCCATTAGTACTTGTGATACATTCTGTACACCGATTGCTTGTGCTACAGCATCTTCTACAGCATTGTGAGCTGTTACTTGTGGCATTTTTGGATCAATACCTAGATCAAACATTGTGCGTACATCGCGTATTGCCCAATACTTCCATGGAGCAGCTTTTTGAATACGATCATAATAAGTATCGCAAACTACAATATCAAACCCTGCTCCATTGGACCAAAAGCAACTTGCGCCCCAACAGAACTTGTAAAGCTGAGTAAACACATCAGTTACAGATAGTCTACCTTCTTCACCAAACGCTTCTTCTTGTGCTTCTGGTGACTGTTTAGCCCACCATTCAATAGTGTTATCGTCAATGTGTAGATCTAAGTCTGCGCAACTGTCTAAGTCTATTTTAATATATAGCTTATCTTTCTCTTCAATTGGGTCGTTTCCGAGCGGATCAAATCTAACAGCGCCTAGAGTTAAGATCGTTGCATTTGTCTTTGTTGACAAAGTTTCCAAATCCAGCATCACGTGGTTTTTCATTTCTTACCTTTTTCTAATACTTGTTTGCGTTTTGCAGCCGCCTTAGCTTTTAAGGTAGCGCGGAATCTTTCATATTTAAGTTGTAATGGAGATTTACAAACTTCCATTAGTGATACTGCTTCAGTACACTTACCGTTAGTCTTACGTATAGTAGACTTACCTTGTTTACTCTTTGGCATATCATCTTCAATTGGAAAAACTACATCAGGTAACGGCTGTACTGGATTAGCTGCTGCATATTTCTCAAGCATAGGAGTAATGTCAATATCGTCATTGGCATACGCTGTACTTACTAATAATAAAACCAAAAAGTATTTTTTCATAAATCACCAAGTAATAGTTAATTTGAATGCGTGATCAAATTGCGGAGAATCATGTCCCTCGGCTCGTAAATGGTAACCGTATTCGTCAAGATCGTCTACTAATTTTGCCATCATTGGTTCAGTAAACCAAGTAGCAACAGATGGCTGATAATACCAATCAACGCCAGGCTCTTTAGTTGGATTGTATTGTCTAGGACTAAACAAGCCTTTATTTTCTTTTATTTTATCGTACATTACTACAGTTAATACACGATCAAGTCTAGTAGCCTGATCGGACCGTAGTTTGCGGTCTAAATCGTTAATGAACAAGTATGCTGCATGATCTTGTTTTGTGTATTTTTGTAGCTTTCGTGAGTCTATCATTATTCCTCCCATACGTTTGGTAATCTGCTTTTGTTACGGATTGCAGTATAAATGTTGATATTCTCGTTATCTGCAAAGTGAATTAGTTTGTTAATTATATCTGTACCAACTAAGAAGTCAGCACAGTCAATAACAAGTATATTTGGCTTAACTGCTAAATCAACACCTTTGTAAAGTTCAAATAAGTAAGGAACCATTTCACCATTGTAAATCTCATGTGTAGATTTTACTGCTACACTCATTAAGCTTTCAATAATATGAATGTTTTCAACATTTGAATTTGCGTCATTGAATCGTTTTTTAATTGCATCTTCATGCATTTCCATACTAAGAAACACTACTGTGTTACCTCTTAGTGATTCGTGTGCAGCTGCATTAACAAGTAATTGAGTAATGCCTCTTTCTTTTTTTGAAAAGTCATAGACCATAACTTTATTGCGCGATTCGACGCCATTGTTCATAGATCTAAATGAAACTTTTTGTATCATGTGGACTCCTAAGTTAAAAATAATATTATACTATATTTTGTATACGATGTCAAATCTTATGAAAGACAATTTGTATAGCAAACGCTAGCATTCCGACAGTAACAAGTGAACCGCCAATAATAGGATTAAAACCAGCAAGTAAAAGAATAATACCAATAAATGATATTAAGTTAAAAATTGTAGTAAGCGTAAAATCAGTCATAACGCTCATGTTTATACCTCGAGTGTTTACGGCTACGCACCCATAGCCAAAAGTTGTGTAAGTAAATGCTTGATACAATACCACATGCACCGCCTAGTACAAATACTATACTTTCGTAAGTAGATGCAGTCGGTGCTAATTTAAATAAAACTAGTTGGCAAGTACCAAGCATTAGTGATGTAATAAATGCAGTTAGGACATGTTTGTCGCGTACAATTTGAGATTGAAATCCTAACAGCAGTACTGAACAATACGATGAGAAAAACAGCATCAATAACGTTTCCATTATGCAGCTGCCTTTTTACGTGCTTTAATAATTTTCTTAGCACGCCATCCGATATCAAACCAATATCGTGCAGTCATAAATGGAGAGTTACGTTCAAGTGCAGTGTCATCCATTGAAATTAATTGATGATTGCAGATGCTTTTAAAATACTTCCACTGTTTATCAGTAAGTGGGCCTTGTAGTTGTTTGTTAAGTGCTTTTTCTAAATCTTTTTTCATTATATGCACTCCCGTGAATATTCGTGTAAATGGTTGTTTAAAAAGTATTTGGCATACGCAGGTTCTTGACCTTTAAACTTCATCATCAGTAGCCAAAATAGTGGATGATTATTGTACGTTAACGCAAACTCTTTAAATTGTCCAGTTTCAATACCGCAAGTATTAACTGTAGTGTTTACGTCTTCAATGATTCTAGATAATGTTTCGTTTACGCGTGATTCAATTTCTACCACTTTATCAAACAAATCAAAATCTTCAACTGTAGTACAGTATGCTTTGAAGTCATCAAGCGTTTCATCAAAGATCATTTCAACTATGTTTTTCTCTGTGGTAAATGTAACATTACGATGCAACGACATATACCACAAAGTTTTCATTTTAATCATTTCGCCAGTATGGAACTGAATTACAAAACCTTCAAACGCAGTTAGCGTGTTGATTTTATCTTTGTAGTCTTCAATGTTAGACCATAAGTTAGTACCAACTATAGGCACATTCCATGCAGAACCTAACGCTTCAATTTCTCCGCGTGTAATATAGTTACCTGACTCATTGTGTCGTACTGCTAGTAGGGTAAGTTCGGATTCTTTGTATGCTACTACAATACGATTTACAGGAGAAGTTAATTCAAAGATTGGAGTGCAATCTAATTGGCATAACTCTTTTGACATTTCATATTGCGGAGTACCTGGCCCAAATGTGTTATTAGCGTGTATTGCTTCATCAGATGTGTAAGTACGTTTAGTTTTGAACTTAATAGTACCATCTGGAAATAGCACAGGGGATATCATTGAGCCATCACGTTTATCCATTACAGATTCAACGTCATTCCAATCTAAGTTAGATTCTAAAGTAGCTTCTTTTTCACCTAAGTTAAAAAACTTGTGAAATGGGCGTGAAACAAGTTTGCCGTTTTTATCAAATGTAATACCACGGCACTCACGCGCATATGGATTGTCAAATACTTTACTATCTAAAATATAGTAAGACGCAACTGTATAACCATCCTCATTAGTTTTAAACTCAATGCCAGATATTTCACCTACATTAGCTTTAAACTCATCTAAGTTAGTTATAGTTGGAAACATGCTCATTCATCCTCCTCGTTATTATTTAAAAATTTACCTTCAAGTATTTCGTCAATGAATACTTCTAATTTTGCACCTTTTCTAAACTCGTCAATTTTAGGATGCAATGAACTAAACATACGTATACGGTTATCAGTGTCTGGATCTAGTGATTGTTTGTAATCATAAATGATAGATCTAATCCGTTTTAATTTAAGTTCTGCAAGTTTAAGTTTTGGATTAAGTTCTGTTTTAACTATTGCAGTTAGTAATTGTGCAACAAACTCTGGTCTTTCTTTAAGAGTTGCAAATGTTGTTGTTGTTATTCGCCTTACTTCTTCTTCTGTTTGCGCTTTAACTGCATCAACAAATATGTTGTCAATTATAATAAGACCGTACCATTCCTTAGTTGGCCATGAATCTTCAATTAAGTAGTAAGTGCCTGTTGGACCGTCAAAGTTGCCTTCGTAGTTAGGAACAGTGTCACCTAACTGAAAACTGCTTAAATTGTTATCAAGAGCTTTTGTTTGTACTTCAACGCCTCTTACGTAAAATGAATCAAACATTCCCATTATTCTTTTCCTGATAGTATAGTTAAAAGTGTAATTATAAGCGGTATTGATATTGATGCTATTATAATTAATATGTCTGTATACATAAATGAACTCCTTATGTTTTGTATATTATAGCAAATAGTTGCAAGAAATGCAAGAGATAAAAAAGCCGCTTATAACGCGGCTTTAGTATTTGTTAATTTAAATTGTTAAGGATTAACTGCAGTTAAACCAGCAGCACCAGTTAAAGCTGTTAACACAACAGTATTATCTACTTTCTTATTTAAATCTGGATACGGATATGTAGTTGATTTACCTACCATAATATTATTATAGAACACACCAGTTGGATCTGTTGCATTCCCTTTAATCATGCGACTTGCAGCATTAGATGATGCCACTGAAATTACAGTATTAATAATAATTGCGTTACCACCTAAGTCGTGTAACCAAATACCGTATGAAACACCAGTATTTGAATTAGAAAGTAAACAGTTATTAACTGAAATAGATCCAGTGCCGTATGCTTCTAATATAACCTCACCGTTAGCATCTAGTGTAGAGTTAGTAAACGCTAATAATGAACCAGATCCTGCAGCACCTACTTGTGTAGCTCCACTGGTTTCTACATTATCAAATTCACCGGTAGACCCGTTGCTAAATCTAAAGCAATACACGTCACCAGAACCAGTATGACTAATTTTAACATCACTGCCGTGAATAGGTGAACGTTTGTTATCACTTGCTCTTACGCCTGAGTTATCAGAAAAAATACCATAACCGCCTGCGTTAACGAACGGTGTTGTACCAGTTTGGCTACCACGCGCAGTTAACCAGATATCTTGTACTTGCAGACGTTGTGCGTTGGTACCGGTAAAGTATATACAAGCACCTTGATTAGGTCCAACAATAGTTAAACCAGTAATAGCAAAGTGATTAGCGTCGATTGCACCTGTAGAAGAGTTGTCACCATTAATCGTAATCTGTCCAGTTAAATAAATTGGAGTATGTATACTACCGTTTAGTGTAGTTAAGAACACATGACCTCTAGTTAACGTTACATTTTCAGTAATAGATCCAGTTAACACAATAAAGATCGGATTAAGTTCTCCTGGAACTAATGTATTAGCTGTGATACGAGCTTCTATTTCTGCTTGTGCAGCAGCAATAGTTCTAAATGGTTTTAGTATACTTCCAGTTGGGGTATAAGTATTTGCAGCAAACGGATCAACATAGAATTGATTTGTTACATCTGGTTCTCTGTAGGCAGTATGCTGAATAGTAGTATCTGGGAATGTTAATTGACCGCTTGAATTAAATTGCCATTGACTTGTTATACCACTGTTAACAATTACTTTGCCGTAGGTGTTATCTTTAACATTACGTCCACCGTTTATATAAATATCGCCAGGAAGTTTACCTATAGAATCGTTAGTATTTGGTAAATTTGAACCACGAATAACCAATGGTGCTGCAGCATTATTGGGTGTGAGATAATCATTAGTAAACGGTTGAACTACTATACCATCGTCGTAGTAAATATATAATTCTGGACCAGTACCGCCTGTGTTGTGTGATGGGTGCAATCCAATACCGTGACTAGCATGTATATAGTTTGGAGAAGTATCAATGAATGTAGAACCTGGTAATTTTAATTTACCATCTGTGCCAAATTTCCAATCATTGCCGTTGACACCAATTGCCGTTCCACTTGGTATATAATTTGCAGTATATAACGTTGCAGGGAATGATTTTCCACTTACATTGTCAGTAGTTATTAGCCCACTATTTGAACTATTTGGATATAGATTAACCATACTTCCAGTTACTTGTGATCTAGACCCGTCTGCCCATCTGATATATGTTGTTGTTTTTGGCGTACGAGTAATCCAACCAGAGTATCCAGATATAAGTGTACCCGCTGTTACTACAGGTCCAGTGTATGGTGTAACAGGATGGGCAAGTGTAAATCCAGCTTCCGGGTTGGCATCGTCTCTATACTGCAAGTCGCCCAACGACTGACCACTAACTATTATATCAGTGTGCAGGTCAAAGGTTCCAGTGCTTGTACCTGGTTCAAAATCACCGTTTGAAGCAATTGTACCGGTAGTAGTAGTAGCAGTTGCAACCGGAGGATCAAATAGATTATTATGTACAGTATCGCCTATATTAATAACAGTTTGAGTTCCACTGGACAACGCTCCGCCGGTAGTGTTATTATAAATGTCAGAGGCATATGGTCCATAACTGTAACCAACTTGTGATACTGGAGATATTGTAGACGCATTAGGCAATGTTAAGTTACTATTAGTACCAAATGTCCACTGATGTGTATTTAAATTAGTACCAACAACAACATTACCTGCATTTTTCTCAATCTTAACATATTGGTCGTCATCACCTAAATACATGTCAACAGTAGTTGGATTACCAGCTACTAAATGTACGTGACTAAATTCAGAATTTGTTATACCGTTATTAGTTACAGTAACAAAGTGACCATCTGGTAAACCATTATATTCAAAATTGTGGTCTACGCCTGCTACTCCTACTGCACTACCTAGTGTAAAAGTAAATGTTGTGATATTACTATTAGCAGGAATAGTCCATTGAATAGATTGTGGGTTTCCTGTGCCGCCGCCTGGGAATGTTATTTGACCAGTTAATGCACGACCTAATTGTTCTGCAGTGCAACCTGAGAATGTATAATTAACAGTTCCAAAATATTGTGAATCACTTGTAGTTACAAAAACAGCCTGAGAAGCACCGTATACAATATAACCGCTTGCGTTTACTGTCCACCCAACTGTAGTTGGACGAATAACTAAACTTTGCCCAGCAGCTGCAGTAGGTGGAGCAAATGCTATAGTATTAGATGTTTCACTTACAATGCTACCTTGAGGTAATGTTATTGAACCATCTGAGTTAAAATTCCATTGATGAAAATTAGCTTGTAATGTTAATGCACAGTTAGCATCTGCAGATAATTTTATGCTACCGTCAATATTAAGATCTAAATTCCCACTCCAACCTGTAAGATGATTTCCGTCTGTAGCAATATTACCAGGTACTGTTAGTATACCATCGTTTCCAAAAGTCCAAGCATGCAACGCAGGATTGTATGTGTTTATAACAACTGCATCATTACTTGATATTGCTACTACACTAGCAAGACCAAATAGTTCACTGCCTTCAATAGACAATTGTGTATCATTAACTTCGGGAAATGTCACAACGCCTGATGAATTTAAAGATACGGTATGTAATCCGTTTACTAACTCATTAGTAGCACCAGCCGGTCCAACATCACCTTGTGGTCCAACATCACCTTGTGGTCCAATATCCCCAACAAAGAATGATAATGCAGACCAAGTTGATGTGCCGTTGCCAATTTTAATTTTGTCTAATGTAGTATCTAAGCCAAGTTCGCCTTCGCTTAGAATAGGATTTACTGCCGTCCAGTTTGTAGTAGTATCCCTTCTTATTTGTATTTTATTTGCCATTATGCGGCTCCTCCGTTGATTAGCATATCTGTAAATGATGATGTAGCAGAATTGCCACCGTCAAAAATTAGATCCTCAAACACTGTAGATGCATATCCGTTATCTACAGTTGCAGATGTATTATATAAATCAAGTGCATTATTTGGGTCATTATAATTAGCAGCAAGGCCAAACAGAGTACCGTTGGCTATCATTTCTGCTATTGTATCTTGTATAAGTTCTTTGAGATTGGCAGTTGTACCGCCGGTGATAGAATACAATTCCGTAAAGTTAGCATTAACTTTATTAAAAGCAGCGAATAAGCTATCGCCAGTTTTATCGTTTGGAACTGTACCTGTTTTAATTAGATGTTGTGACATAATTGATCCTCATTCTAATATTTATCGTAAAATGAGGATCAATACGAATTGACTTAGTACAAACGTTTGCGATTTGCAGTTACTGCATTTGCTTCTTTTTGAAGTTTCTTACGGTAACGTGCTTTTGCAGCGCCTGCTTCACGTTTTCTAGCAGTAGTTGGTTTTTCGTAAAACTCTTTTTTACGTAGTGTTTCTAATTTTCCAGAATCTTCAACCTTGCGCTTAAATCGTCTTAACGATTGTGTAATGTTTTCATTTTCGCGCATTGTTACTTTGACTCTATTCTGCATTGTTATCATCATCTTCCTCATTGTTAAGTTGTTCTACAATCCAATCTAAATCAAATATTCTATTTTTAGAGATTAAATTGTAAGGTGTTAGTTCGTCGTTAGTTATATAGTATGCATTAGGGTGTGTAAGCATAAATGTGACAAATGATTTAGTAATCGGATCACAATTATCAACATCAATAATTACTACTGCTACTTGATGTGTAACACTTAGTAACCAATCAATGTCTGCTTCATCGGTATCATAAATGAAGATATTAATATCTTCATCGCTTTCACCAATAATAGCATGAAACTGTTCTAGTACATGCGTTGATGGTTTTACTAACAAATAACCAACATCTAAATTAAAAAACTTATCCGGAGGTGTAATAACCGTAATTTTTCCTAATGGATTCATGTGACCTTCTATGTGGTAATTAGTTTTGCCTTGTATTTATCAGAGAAGGACTTGACCGCTAATGATACTTTCTGTACCCCAGCTATTCCAATTGCTTTTGCTGCAGCCTTTGATAAGTCAATAACTCTACCTTTAACAAACGGTCCACGATCATTAATAGTAACTAACACTGTTTGGTTATTAGCTAAATTAGTTACTTCTACAACAGTGCCAAACGGTAAAAACTTATGTGCTGCAGTTAATTGCTTTGGATTAAAATATTCGCCACTTGCAGTTTTAGGTCTGCGTCGATATCTAGGTCCAGATTCGTAACCATACCAACTAGCTATACCTTGCATTTCGTTAGATGTATGTGCTGATCTAAGTCTATGCTTATAATGCAGGTGTTTAGTTTTTTTATGTACACTGTGTTGTATTGAATGATTGTCAGTCGAATGTTTAGTAGCTGCATCTACTGGAGCTACGGTGGTAATTATTGAGAGGGCAAGGAGCCCTGATATTAGTGAATTTTTCATTTTTTCTCCTTTCACTTGGTGTGCATTAAAACAACTACACATTACATTAAGGGAGTAAACTGCACGAGGTTCTTCGAACCCATTTTGTTCGTGACGTCTTCTCCATCAGCCACAACATTAAACTGCAAATGTTGCACCTTTGGCAAGCCTGGCTTCCCGAATTTCGCGGGTTTCTACTTTGGCCAAGACTCGCGGGATTGTCAACTGCCCAATCCAACTATCTTAGTTTCTCTCGAAACATATAATATATAGTACAGAAATGCAAAATTCCGTTTAAAATGTGGATTTTTGCATAGATAAAGTGTACTATTAACACATTATACAGCATTATAGTTAAATGTCAAGCAAAAACTACTAAATACACTATATTATTATAAAAAGGATTATCCATGAGAATACAAGAATTAATGGAGGCTAAAGCCGAAGACGTTATTGAACAAATACGTTGGAATGCTGCAGAGCTTGAAAAAATATTTTTGGTAGAATTACCGCATATTTACAACAAATATAAAGAAAAATTAACAGTTAGTGATGATGCTGATGAAGTAGAACGCGGATTGGTAAAAAACTACCATGCAGCATTTAGAAGTGAAATTGCTAGACCGCAAAGCATGTGGTTTAAAGACAAATACATGTCAGTATCTGCACGATCTCATTTTGGCCAAGAAGTAGCAAGAGATGGATTAAAAAATGGGTTATCACAACTAGCAGAAATGGGTGCATTTCGCAATGTGCCATTTTTGAAAGAGCTAGCACACTTGCCAGTAATGATGGATCCAAAAACCGGCGGACCAGATACTGCATCATCTAAATTAATGGGCGAAATTGTTTCTAAACTTCCAGAAGTTTTATTTAATATTGGAAGAATAGCAAATAACAAACGAGTATTTGAATTAGGAAAATCATTAGCTAACAGTATAAAATCATGGGATAAACTATATTCAACTGTACAAGCTGCTCCAACAAGTTCTATCAAATTTAAAAAGAAAGGTGATGCTTATATTTCTAATAAGACTAATCCAAATAAAGATGCCTGGAAATCTAATAGTGACATTGTTAAAAGTACTAAGAAACCTGTAAAACATGATACACATGCACAAAATATGTCACAAGTGGATGTACTTATCAATCATGCATTATCGCAACTTGATTCAAAAACTGCACATGAAATTAGAACGGTAATTGCACGAAGTGATAATAAACTAATGGCAATGTCCCAAGAACTTCATAAACGTAATATTCAAATGGAATCAATGTACTAATAAGTACTCATAAGAAAAGGGCTAATTAGCCCTTTTTTTAACGATTGTAAATATACATAGTGACTTCAAAGCCAAAACGTAAATCAACATATGTTGGTGTTTCCCATTTCATATCTATTACCTCCTTTTTTAACCTGCAAATACGTTACCACTACCAACTGCAACTTTAGATCCACATGCTACTGGATCACCTACTCGTCCGCATTGTTTACCATTTATAAACACTTTACTGCTACCTGATGCTAATGTTGAATCATGACATGTTGGTTCTGCATTACAATGGGTAACCCAGTGATCGCCTTCACGGTGTACTGCAATGCCGTTTACAAATACATCGCCACTTGCACTATCACTTACCCTTGCAGGCCAACTACCGTGACCTGAACATTTATCACCTAACCTTGTTACTGCTGGCATTAATATTCACTCCTCGAAACTGCTAATGTAAGTTGGTTAGCAAAATCGTCCCATACATTACTTACTTTTTGTGTTATTGTGTATGAATAATCAGTCTGAGTAATATGCTCTTGCTGATATGTGTAAGGCACTTGTGTAACTTCACCAGTCTCTGGATCTGTTACACTATTGTAACCAGTTTCGGTAGTATATGTTTTAATAGTTTCAGTTGTATTAACAATATAAGTAACCAACACAATACTACCAGCTTCTTTCTCCCCTTCAACTACTGTACCAATTTTACTAGGCATAAGATCAAAATTAGAGATTGTAACTACATCAACAGAATCAACTGGTATGTATTTCCAAGTTGCTGGACTGTACATATTTTGGTATCTACCGGATATAGTAACTACTCTAGTTGAAAATGAAACACTAACTCCGACATGTGGAAATGAAGAAGTTACTGAATTAATAACTTCATGTACGCCGCATGTTGCAGATTTTGAAAATCTTTCATTTTCGTGTATAATGCCAAAATTAGTAGTTGAAATGCCCATATCGTATTTATGCTATAAAATAAGGCTAGTAGTTGCTTCGGTGTATGATTTTGCTGATTCTCTTTCAGTTGCTTCTAATACTACTACTGTAGCAGCAGCGATTTTAATTGTTTTGTCTTGATCAACAGTAAACAAATAAGGTGCCATTCCAATTCCACCTTGTGCAGCTGCTAATACACGTGGTTTTGAAACTTTAATGTATTTGTCAGTTTCTTCAACTAATGATGCAATTAGTTCTTCGCCTGAAGTAAGTTTAATTGTAACTACTTCACCTGGTGATACGCCTTTATCTATAATCATAATTTGCCTTTAAGTATTGTTGTAATTCTGAAAAACCACCGATGTAATTGTCATCAATTTTAATCTGCGGTAATGTTCGTGCTGTTGGTACTTCTTCTAATAGTTGTTCTTTAGTCCATCCACCATTTGAAATGTTTCGTTCTTCAAAGTTGATGTTTTTCATTTGCAACAAGCTCTTAGCTTGCACACAGTACGGACATTGGTCTTTTGACCATATAATTGCTGTCATTTTATAAAATCCTTGTACGGTTTTGACCAATCTATTTTTGCTATATTGGCCATCATTGCTTTTACTCTCGCTGGTGAATTTAGTGCTATTGCTTGATTTGCATTTCCTGCAGCGCCGTTACCCTTGCGAGATTTTTTTAAATATCTGTCCGACCGCATTGTTCATAGCCTCTACGTCTGTCTTAGTCCATAATCCATATGATGGTTGTTTTCCTTCTCTAAGCATTTCGCATGGACATACAGGATCATCGCCCTGCGGTCCCATGCATGCACAAATGTCGTTACAATGTTGGTAATTCGTCATAATCTAATTCGTCACTCATAACGCCAATTACATAATTTACACTTTCAGATTCTTGTAAAGCAGTTTGCTTTTTACTTGGATCGGCGTGTTTGTTAAACCATGGAATAGGCGTTGATTTAGGTGCTTGTTCACGATACTTAATACCTACTTCTTTCAAAGCGTGTACTGCAGTATAGTCAACAAATTCTTTTAAGATGTTAGCATTAAGGCCAATCACTGGACCTTTTAAAAATAGGTAATCTGCCCATTCTTTTTCTTCGCGGATCACATCTAAGTACATATTATACACGATTTCGTCACACTCTGCTTTAATTTCGGTAAAACGCGGATCATCTTTTATTACTTGATTAATCATATACGCAGTCCACTCTTTGTGTAATAACTCATCTTGTAATATAAGCGCAATGATGTTACCATTACCAATAAACAGCCTGTTTTCGACCATTGCTAAACTAGTAGCAAATGATACCATAAAGCGGAATGCTTCTAATGCATAACTTGCGTGTAGTGCAAGCCAAATAGCTTTAATGTGATCTCTTTCAAGAATTTCAATACCAAGTTCTTTTTGACAGTTAAGTTTATGCAATTTATTGTAGTATTTGCCAACACTGCTTGCCATGTCAACAATTTCTTTAGTATCATGTATGGTGTTAAATATCTCTTTTGGAATATTATAGATATTACGAATAATATGGCTATAACTACGACTATGAATAT